AGCAGTAAGCACACCACTCGTATTTGAAATAGCAGAGTTTGCTTTGTTGAATGCGGCTTGTGTGAATGCATTCTGTGTGGCAATATTTGATGTGATTGAACCATTCAGAGTTGATACGTTACCAGAAATTTCTCCACGGATAGTTGCAACGTTAGCAGAAATTCTTGTATTGATTACTGAGTTGGCCGAAGCGGCATTGGCAGAAACTACCGAGTTAATTGCTGGTGACCAGATACCATTTACGTCAACATAGCCAACAATGTTAGCAGTCTCTAATCCACCAACCACAAAGTTACCTTTCCCTGTTGCGTTTGTTGTACCGATTGCTAAGTTACCCTTGCCTGTTCCAGAGGATGAAACATACAGGTAGCCATCATGTGCTTTCGTTGCTGAATATGCCGCATCTGAGTAGGTCGATCCGTTAAGACCCATATCGATGTAGTGGTCTGTGTCTGAACCATCATTGGCTGTTACAACGAAATCACCAGAACCGGAAGCTGTTTGATTTTCTAGATTAACGTGAAGATATGCCGCTGAGTTACCTGTGAATTGACCAACAACATTTGGTAGAACTGTATAATTATTACCAACGACCAGGTTATTGTTTGAATACAAACCTGCGGCAAGAGTTGTGAGTGTAATTTTACCAGTTACATTGGTTGGAATATCAACACCAACCAGCACCGTATTGGCTGTGTTGGCATTGATTGTATTAATTGCTGGTAAGTCCGTTATTTTTACTGTTGACATTTTTTATCCTAGAAGTAATGTTCTACCGTCTTGTGTTGTAATTTCTCTATTGTCCTGAGTTAACAATTCAGGATAGAATACTGTTCCAAGTGAGTTATATATGTTTACATCCGTTCCTGAAAGTGTACGACCAATTGAAACATTTGCAGAAGTTGATGTGAAACCTAATGTTGTGTTTGCAAAAATGACATTGTTCGAATAACTTACATAAGTTACGGTGCCGTGGAAAGTACTTGCACCATTTACAACTCGAATTCTGTCACCAACAAACACGATATCACGCATTGGATTTGCCGTGTTACTGTATTCGCCATTGTTAATAATATTATATTCACCTGTCAATGATGTTATATTTATTCGATTGTTGGAGATGAGTACGTTTGCCGTTGCAACGTTTGCAAACGACAAGAATACATTATCACTTATAACTGCCGTGTTACTTGCGGCATTAACAGAAATAATTTGAGAGAATACATTTGGACCATAATCATGCGTTACTGAAATTTTTGTTCCAACATTCATAATAGCCGCAATGTTTGCACCAGAAAGGTTAGTAAACTTAATGATGTTGTTACTTGCATTCTCAAATGTTGAGTACATTGATGCTGCCGATGCTGTAGTTCCGGTATAGTGTGACAGAGGCATAGAATTCGATTGGAACGATTCTCTATGTAATACCACATCAGCTTGAGACTTCAATGCATTGATTGGTATTACTTTTGTTCCTGATGGATGTAATAGTTTAAATAATACATCTCTGTATGCATCGAACGATTTCTGAACAACCAATTCATATGTAAAGCTATTGTAATCTTGGTTCTCAAGAACTTGATTTGAACTCAAGAAGCCATCGTCATTGATGTACTGACCGGCACCGATAATCAAACCATTCAAGAACTTGGCTGTTGCTACAGCCGCACCGTTACCATATGTACGAATGCCTTGGTTGTAAATGTATTCACCAGTCTCTGTATTGATGGTTGTATAAGATGTGTCTAGGTCAAGATAGATGTTTGCACCTTCCACACGGTCAGTCAACTTCAATTGCAAGTTAGTCTTGGTATTTGAAGTGTAGTTGTATGTTCTCAGAATGTATTTTGATACTGCTGTGTTTGCACCTGGTTCTAGTAGTCTGATAGAATCAACAAACGCCTTAGAAACGGCAGCATTCACGTTCGAGCCTTGGTAAACAAGATCACCGGCTTTTACCATGTTTGAAAGTGAAACGTTTGTAACAACAAGGTCACGAACACGGAGAGAAATGTTTGGTGCTGAGATGTAATCTTCACCGAAGTTTTCGATTACGAATGATGTGATAGCACCAATACCACGTTCGTCAGCAACAGGTAAGAATCTTGCACCAGCACCTAGAACGGTATTGACTTGTAGTACAGCACCAGAACCACCAGAACTCTCAACATTAAGTGTTGGTAATGCATCATATCTGTACCCTAAACCGCCTTTAGGGTATCTTATTTGAGAGGTTGTATTCGCAAAATTATATGTTGCTGAGATAATTGAGCCAGTAGCATTAACTCTTACGTTAGCATTCGCACCTGCACCACCAGCACCTGCTGTAAAGGTAATAATATCACCGTTGGCATAGCCTGTACCTTGCGTGACGATTTGAATTGGACCTAAAATACCCAAAGCGCCAAGTTGACCTTTGACCTTCAGACTTTCAATTGGTTCGAAGTCAGATGTGTCATACAAACTCTGTGCAGTTACTGTAGGTAATGATCTGTAGCCACCTCCACCGTTGTTTAGAACAACAGATGCAATTGGATAAGTTGAGAATGATGTGAACGTGAAAGCATTTGCTAAGGTACAAACTGAATTTGCAGATGTATTTGCTGGGAAGAAAGCATAATTGTTAGCACCAATTCTGGTGTTTCTCACCGCATTACTTAGATAATCTTTTGGAATGAACGCTACGTTAATCATTCCGGCAGGATCGACTGATGCCACATTAGCAATTGCGCCTGATCCACCACCACCTCTAATTTGAATGTATGTGTTTGGGTCTTCTCTATAACCATATGAGCCGTCAAGCAAAGTAATATCACGGAGAGAACCAAGTGTTGTCTCTAAAACAAATGCTTCAGCACCGATTGGATTCTCTGTGTCATCTCGTAGACCACCATAGAAAACAACTGGGTCGCCTGAATACGTTGGTGAACGACCAGTGTATAACTGACCACGTTTTCTACTGTCAACGTTTACGGAAGAAATAGAACCTAAAATCTTAGCAACAAGTGTTGTTGAACCAACGATTGATGGGTCTACAATAGCACTGTCTTTAAAATACAAGGGTTGATTGTTGTTATCAACTACAGTAATGCTTTCACCTGATTCGAATAGACGTTCAATGTTGGTAATGAACACTTCAATTCTACCGTTAACTGAAGTTGATCTTTCGATTGTCGCAATTGATTTTGATGTGAGACCAAAAATTCTTAAATTATCAATCGACAACCATTGTTCATCATTCGTATCGAGTCTTAGACTCTTTGAAACATACCATTTACCATCAGATGCACGAAGAACAACATCACGTGTGAGGAAGATATCAGCATCTGAATTGTATAGCGCACGGAACAAGAACTGATAAGAAGCTGGTGTTCCTTTTGTTTGATACAATCTTCTTGCAATCTTGACCATCTTTGACTTGTCGGTCAGTGCTTCTTTTGGGAAGTTTGGAAGAAAATCGTTGATATAATAATCAATAAATTTATTGAACGTTTCACCTTGTTCAACAAAGTCCACATCTTGGTAGTTCAATAAGTTTTGTGTGCCATAAATGACACCTTCTTTTCCAGAACCAATGTTTTGTTGTTCTAGCCACTCATAGTATGCCTGAATGAAAGCAACGAAGGTTTCGTAATTCGTATCAGACCTGATAAATTCAGGTAACTGAAACTGTACCTTTGATGAGGTTTTATTGGCGAAATTAGTAGTCATTATGTTAACGCTGAAACAGTTACGCTGATTGCTTCTGGATCATATTGATCGACTGCAATTATCTTGTTATATGTAGACGACACGATTGTTGAATCTGGAACAACAGAAATTGTAAACTGACCAAGATCATTGTTCACATTTAGTGGTGAAAAATCTGTCAGAGTAACTTTACCTGTTACATAGTCAATAGTTCCTGCACTAGAATTCAAAATAGTTTTTGTGTTGTTGAGATAGTAATATGTTCTGAGTGTTCCGATTGAACCTTCAAGAACAGCATCAGCATAACCTAAAGCACCTGAAGTATCACCTTCTGCTGGAGTTATCTGAACAATTGCTTGTGTGTAATTAAATCCTGGGTTTGTTACAACCATACTTACGATTCTACCTGCCGCCAAGACAGCGTATGCTGTAGCACCTGTTCCGTCACCAACAATTTTTACCACTGGAGATTTTGTGTAACCGAAACCTTGGTTTGTAATGTTGATTGAAGCAACACCACCAACAGTAGTTGGAACTTCTTCGAAATAAACACCAGAACGTATAAAATTTGGTGATGTAACGTCTGTGACACTAAAGTCTGGTGAACTTGTTAAGCCTGCATTGAAATAGTTTCTTTTTAATTTGACACCGAAATCCAAGAAGTATGTTGACTTTGCATTCAGTTTAGGATAAAACTTTTTCTGTAAACGTATTGTCGATTCATTTGTTACGATTGATGGATCGGCTGTTTGTATTTGTGTAATCAATACAGGCGTTTTGAATGTTGAATTGAATGTGTTCAGATTTTCATTTGAGAATGTATTGACTGAGTTAATAACTAACTGCTTGATTTGGCCACCAGTGTATGTTGTTTTCTTAGGATCGTATAGAACGCTTGTTGTAATGTTTACGAATGTATAATCTGGATCAACGATTGTTGGAATAACTGTAAGTACTGAGATTGGTTTGATAACTTCGGTGACCAATTTATCTTTTTGTGATGGTGTGAGTGTCAAACCACCAGATGGTTTAACTGCACAGAAAATCTGTCCGTAAACTGGTGGTGTATTTTCTTCTCCACCCCATACGGAAACGGAATCAATAGGTAAATTTGTAGAATTGTTTTGAATCAGATAGATGTAATCTTCTTTAGTTACAGCACGACCTTGAGCCGCATATGCTTTCGGTGCTGTGTATTTGATAGAAGAAATAGTTTCTTTGTCTGCACCAGCAAATGCTGATGTAATCGGACTTATAACCGTGTTTGAATAACCACCAACAGAAGACATAATCGAGAATGAATTTGCACCAAAGGCTGATGTTCCGCTAGTTGAAATGTATGAGATATTTACTACGTTGCCGTCAATCAGTGTTGAGCCGAGAATGCCATCACCGAAATAAATTTCATAGAAGCCATTCATACCTTCTTGTAAGAAATAAACTTTAGAAGTTGGTGTTAATGCAATGTAATCTGTTGCACGTGTGTATGTGTTGAATACCAAACTTGCTGATGAATCTTGTACTGAAACAACGAGAGTTGAAATGTCAATGTTTGCATCAGAAATTGTAAAGATTAACTTTGGATTTGATGTAGTATTAACTGTGTAAGTAGCTGATGCGGCAGTACCCTCTGCAATCTCTAAGTTATTAAACACCGCTGTATTTGCGGATACATTTACTGTCGTGGAATCTTTAGTTAGGAATGTAAAGTTTACACCATCAATTGCCTCAGATAAGAATGGCGTGAATTTTGGTAGTGTTAGTGTAGAAGTTCCAACTTGATTAACTTGTAATTTGATAGATGCTTTTGAAGATACTGCTGATCTTGGAATATAATTCAACATTTTTGCATGTGAAACAACTGAGTTTCTTTGAACTGATGAGTCCAAGAACATTTCATTTGCCACCATGTTGAGATAGTATGCGTTGTATTGCGTATTGTATGCTAGTAAATCAACGAGAACAGAGAGTGCAGAACCATCAAAGTTGTAGTCTTTTAGTGTGTCTTGTTGACCTAGGAATGTTTTTAAACTTGACTTGATTGATCCAAAGTCAAGATTTGTGATTTGTAAACCGGAATTAGCTGTTGCCATTATCGTGTTCTCTCAAGGATTAAATTGATTGCTGTTGGTTCCACATTATTACCAATGTAAAATTGTATCGTCACACTATAAGCATTATCATCTGGTTTTTCATAAATTGTAACTTGAACCAGACTAACTCTTGGTTCAAATTTATCTAATACATTTTCAATCTCAGATTTAAGAGACTGTGCTGTGAGTGCATCAATTGGCTCAAATAAAAGACTTTGAATTCTTGAACCTATATTCGATTGGAATGGTCTCTCAAAGTT